ATGGTATGACAAATTCGGTGAAGCCATGAAAGATGATGGTACGCTTGATAATAATGAACGTAAGGAGCTGATGGATGAGTACATGGGTTATGTGGATGAAGCCATGAAGCTTCGTGATGAGCTTGCCGCAGCAACCGGATATGATAAAATTTCGCAAGAATCAACATCGCAGTCAGCTTCATCCAAAGGCTTCCAGGCAATGAGTCAAGATACCGGCGAAGAGTTGAACGGGCGGTTTACAGCATTGCAGATTGCAGGAGAAGAAATAAAGAATCAGAATATTATTCAATCTCAATCACTTAATCTACTGACAGTAAAAGCAGATGCTCTACTTTCCATAAATACGGAAACAAGGAATATCGCTGATAATACGCGAGATTTGATAGCACAATCTTATCTTGAATTGGTTCAGATTTCGGAAAATACAGGAGCTATTGTAAAACCAATCATTCAAATTCAGAAAGATATGGCAGAAGTGAAAAACAATACATCTAAATTATAAACTATGTCAGATTTATTAATAAATACCCAAGACGCCTACACAACATGGGGGGTAAGAATGGGAGAGGGCTTTCTTGATGTACTTGGGGCATCGTCACCCATGAAAGAATTTATAGAAAATAAGTCCCGGTTGGAACATGGAAAACGTGTGATAATCAATGACCCCAAAATAGATGAACGGGAAATAACACTTTCTTTTACAATTGAAGGAAATTCCCAATCCGACTATCAAGCAAAGAAAAAAGCTTTCTTTGAAGAATTGTATAAAGGTGTGGTTGATATTCAAGTTCCGGCTAACAGTAATGAGATTTATCATCTGATTTATCTTGGGAAAAGCGTTGCTTATGCACAGAGTTTAG